TGAGATAGAAGTCAAACAACAAACTGACGCTTTACGAAGTCAAGTAGATTTAGCTAAAATAGAGTCTAATGAGGCGATCGCTGAAATGAAAATTGCTAGGGATCGGGAAAAAGAAACCAATGAAACTTTTTCAAAAGCTCTAGAAGAGGTAAGAAAAAGTGACACAGATAATAGGAGCAAGTAATGCCAGGATCAATGAGAAAAAAGGCAATGCCAATGAAAAAGAAAAAGAAAATGATGAAGAAAAAGAAGAAATAACGTATAGTGGCTAACGCTAAACGTAAATTTCCGAAAGTCAAGAAGACTAAGGCAGGTGTTCCTAGAGCCTATGTGAAAGGCTCTAAGAACCCAAAAGCAAGAGAAGCTGAAATAAAAAGAACAGCTCGATTGTATAAACAGGGTAAATTAACACCAGCCATGATGGATAAGATTTCTAAATTAAGGAGTAAAAGTGGCAACAAAAAGAAAACCAGCAAAAAGAAAAAGTAGCGGTGGCGGTAAAGCTGCCACTATTAATAAATATTCTAAATCAAGTGGTATTTCTAAAAGCACTTTAAGCAAGGTTTATTCTCGAGGTCTTGGAGCATATTATTCTTCAGGATCTCGACCAGGAACTACTGCTCATCAATGGGCAGCAGGTCGTGTAAGATCTTTTGCTACTGGTAAAGGTGGTGCCAGAAAAGCAGACGCAGACCTTATAAGAGGTAAAAAGAAGAAAAAGAAACCAACCACTAAAAAGAAAAAGAAATAATGGCAGAGTATAAAGGCAAAAAAGTAACACTAAACAAACCTAGAAGGATAGGTAAAGGAAAACCTGGATATGGAAAAAAGTCCAAAGAAGTATTTGTAAAAAATAAAAACGGAAGAGTAGTAAGAGTAACATTTGGTGACCCAAACTTGAGTGTAAAATCTCATAGACCAGCTAGGAAAAAATCCTACTGTTCTCGTAGTAAGGGTCAAGGTAATTTAACAGATAAGACGAAAGCAAATTATTGGTCTCGTCGTGAATGGAAGTGCTAATGCCTCATAAAAAATTATCACCTAAACAAAAAAAGTTAGCGAGAGTTGCCAAACCTCGTAACAAAATAACAGGTGCAGACTTTAAAAAGTTAAAAAGTAAAAAGAAAAGAAAATAGTGGACGCTATTGTACTTATAGAAAGGTTTCTTAGGAACCTCAGGGATAGGAGAGAACAATTAGAAAATACTCTTATCGCTGGTGGTATCAAGAACATGGAAGATTACAAAAAAATTGTAGGCGAAATATCAGGTCTTACTTTCGCCGAATCTTTAATAACAGACCTGCAAAACATCGAGGAGCAAAAAGATGGAAGTAGATAAAACCAAATCATTTGGTGAGGGCACACCTAAAATAATACCTGACACGGTAGACAATTTAGGTAAAATGAAAAAAGAGGAAGAAGATAAATATACAGCAACTTCTCTTGCTCACGATACTTCACTTAAAGAAAAGTTACCTAAACCAACAGGATACAGAATACTTATACTACCTTTTGTACCGCCAAGAGCCAGCAAGGGTGGGATACTTTTAGCAAACCAAACTATAGAAAAAGAAAGACTAGCTACTAATGTTGGTTTCGTAGTATCATTAGGACCAGATGCATACAAAGATAGCAATAAATTTCCAGAAGGACCATGGTGTCAAGAAAGAGATTGGGTTATTTTTGGCAGGTACGCAGGAGCACGTATCAGGATTGATGGCGGAGACTTGCGTTTATTAAACGATGATGAAATATTAGCGAAGATAGATGATCCTGAAGAGATTCTTTCTAGCTCGTAATTAATCACGCAACCAAAAGAGGTATAACATGGTAGAAACCGTGCAAACAGAAGAAGAATCACTAGAAGTGACTCTTGACGAAAATAACGATGTTGTTCAAGAAGAACAAGAGGTGGCAGTAGAAGAAACTACTGCTGAAACACAAGAAGCATCATCCGATGCTGAAGAAATCGAAGAGTATAGTGAGTCGGTACAAAGACGTATCAATAAACTTACTTATAAGATTAGGGAAGCGGAAAGAAGAGAAAAAGCTGCACTTGAATACGCTAAAAACGTACAAGGTGAACTAGACTCAACAAAAGAAAAACTTTCGCTAAAAGATAAAAACCTTTATGATGAGTACAATGCTCGAGTAAGTTCTGAACTTACAGCTGCAGAGAATAAGCTAAAACAGGCTTATGAGATGAATGATTCAGAAGCAATCATTGAAGCTCAAAAAGCAATGGCTACTTTAGCAGTAGAGCAAGAAAGTTTAAATAGGGTAAAACCAACAAAGGATGAAACAGAGCAGGAAGTAAAAGTTGAAAGTGCAGAAAATACTGAAACAATTAATACTCCGTCTGTTGAAGAAACTCCTGAACCTGATCCCAAAGCAGTTGCTTGGGCTGAAAAAAATGATTGGTTTGGTAAAGACAT